CATGCCCATATTCGGAGGAAATTTCCCGAGATGTTATTTATTGTGACTGTTGTGACTTCCAGTATGGGGAGTGCTGCGATGCAATATAGCTATATGAATATCATGAAGGGGAAGAATGATGACTGACGCAGGAATGATTGGAGTAGAACAAGTAGAGGAACACGAGGATGGCAGTGCCACCTACCAGTTCCACTTGGATAACAACTGTGCCAAGCTACTGCAAGAAGAAGGGCTGAAGCTAGTGCTGTACTGTGCAGCAGCAAAGTTAGACTTGCAAGTGGTGTACGACTTTATTGAGGATCATATAAAGTATGAGACAGATGAGCTTACAGAGTATGAGTTTGGTACAAACAAGTGTGTGTCTTGTGGTAACCCATCTAAAGAAGACTTCTGTGAGTTCTGTTTGAAGGAAGAATAATGTACACAGTTGAATTAGAATATGATCATGCATTCATCCGTACCCTTGACGAGAAGGATAGGTTCGAGGATGTGAGTGTGATCATCAGTGATGATGGCCGTGTGTACATGATGCAGTACAACGAAAAGACAAAAAAGAATGACGTTATAGTTATGTCTTTACAACAGCTCGTAGATCTGTATGCTGCAATGGAGAGTCCCGAGGGGGCTTTCAGATTGGAGGTTAATCGTGGCAAACAATGACAACCCACACTTAGCTTGTCCGTACACTGATTGCGGATCAAGTGACGCTTTTAATTGGAATGATGACGGTTTTGGCCATTGTCATTCTTGTTCGAGAGCCTACCCATCCAAGGATATGCCAGAGGTATTTGAATGGGTGAAGGCTGAATATCCTTTGAAAGAAAGGAGAAACCCTATGGACATACCCATAGTGTCACAAACACATGAGGGCATACGTGGCCTTGATGCTGATGTAGCTGAACTGTACGGTATTGCCTTGCAGCAAGGTGAAGACGGCAGACCTGTACGTTATGCTTACAAGTATCCACACACGGTCAAGTACCGACTGGTGGATGACAAGTCTAAGTCATGGACTAAGGATCGGGGCATGGGCATGAACCATCTGTTCGGTCCAGAGTTCAACGCAGGTACATCCCAACGTATCTATCTTACTGAGGGTGAGTTCGATGCTGCCTCGCTGTATCAAATCCTGGGCAAGACATTCCCCGTGAAGTCACTGCCGTCAGCAAGTATCGGTGAGAAGTTCATTGCACACAATCACCTTTATCTGTCGTCCTTCAAAGAGATCATCTACGCAGGTGAGCTTGATCATGCAGGACGTAGGGCAGCTGACAAGTTGTACCAAGCATTCCCAGATAAGTTCTGGTATGTCCCTATGTCCAAGCATAAGGATGCCAATGACTTCTTGCAAGCAGGTGATGGTAAGGACTTGATGTGGGCAGCTAAGAAGCCCATGCGGTACAGCCCTGAGAACTTCTTCTGTTCGAGTGAGGACTTCTCTAATGCATTACGCACAGAAAATCCTTACGAGTATGTACCGACTGGTCATGCAGGACTTGACGAAAAGATTCGTGGCATGGTTAAGGGTGGCCTGACATTTATCAAAGCACCCCGTGGTACTGGTAAGACTGAGGTGATCCGTTACTTCGAGACTGGCTTACTGCACAACGAGGGTGTCAAGGTAGCTCTACTTCACATGGAAGAGATGAAGTCCACTACCCTACGTGCTATGGCTACGTATGAGCTGGGTGTCAACGTCCGTACCAAAGAGGATGCAGACCGCAATGGCTACACCCTTGATCAGGTTGAAGCAGCAGCCAACAAGATTGCTGACTCAGAGAATAACAGAACAATCATCTTCGAGATGCAGTCTCATGATGATCCACTAACTCTACTTGATTACACACGCATGGCAGTCACATCTTTCGGTGCTGACTTTGTGTTTGTTGATCACGTACAACGTCTGGCATATCTGTCCAACTCTGGTGTTGATGGTGCTACCAGTACACTGACTACACTTGGGTCACGTATGGCGCAGCTTGCTAAGGAGTTGAACATCGGTGTGGTATTTATATCACAGGTCAATGACGATGGACGCACAAAGTATGCAGCCTCTCTTGAAGAGGAAGCAATTATCTGTGTAAAGATCGAACGTGACACCGAGTCCGAGGATGAAATACTTCAGAACACCACTGAATTTATTGTTGACAAGAACCGTCCATTTGCTAAGTTGGGCAGAGCAGGTTCAGTCTACTACGATCCAGAGACAACGATCCTGACAGAAGAGATACCTTACGAGAGGAGTGATATAGCAGCATGATTGTATTTGATGTAGAAGCTGACGGACTACTTGATCAGGCTACAAAGATACACTGCTTATCCTATACCCATGATGGTAAAGACTATACAACTTTGTACGACTACTCTGCTATGCGTGATCTGATCCTAAGCCAACGTGGTTTGATTGGTCATAACATTATCAGGTATGACGTACCACTTCTAGAAAAGATCTTGGGTATCAAGGTGACAGCACGTCTCTTTGACACACTACCTATGTCTTGGGTTATAAACTACGACCGACCTAAGCATGGCCTTGAGTCTTTTGGTGAGGACTTTGGTGTACCCAAACCTCAGATTGATGATTGGCATAACTTAACTCAGAAGGAGTATGCACACAGATGTACCGAGGATGTAAAAATAAACTGGCTATTGTGGCAAAATCTTCTAAAAAGATTTATGTTTATCTACAAGGACAAGAAACAGCTGGACAAGTTCTTCCGTTATCTAGAGTTCAAGATGGACTGTGCTTCAGTAGCGGAACGAGTCGGATGGAAGTTGGATATCGAGTTGGCACAGAGATGTGTGGAGGACTTGACTAGACAGAAGTCTGACAAAGAGGCAGAGCTTATTCAAGTGATGCCAAAGCGCAAGGTGACCACCAAGAAAAGAAAGCCAAAGAATTGTTTCAAGCAGGATGGTTCTCCATCTGCTCATGGACAACGTTGGTTTGACCTCCTACAAGAGAACAACCTTCCGCCACACTTTGATGGTGAAGTAGAGGTTATCAAAGGTTGGGATGAACCTAACCCTAACTCTACTGACCAAGTCAAAGATTGGTTGTACTCACTTGGTTGGGAACCTTGCACTTTCAAGTATGACAAGAACAAGGAGACTGGTGAAGAGAGAAAGATTCCTCAAGTCCGTAAGGATGGTGAACTAACCGACTCAGTAAAGCTAATTGCCGAAAGTAATCCTGCTGTTGAGGTTCTTGAAGGTTTGACTGTGATGCAACACAGACTTAAAATCTTTGAGGCATTCATCGAGTGCGAGCAAGACGGCTACGTTCGTGCTGAGGTTGACGGTCTTACCAACACCTTACGATTCAAACATAAGAAACCTTTGGTCAACCTTCCTGGGGTAGACAGACCGTGGGGTAAAGAGATACGTGGCTGCTTGATTGCTCCAGAGGGTTACGTTCTTTGCGGTGCTGACATGACATCCCTTGAAGACACAACTAAGAGACACTATATGTATCCATATGATCCTAAGTATGTACATGAAATGTCTCAAGAAGGTTTTGATCCACACTTAGACTTGGCTAAACATGCGGGTGCTATCACGCAATCCGACATAGATGCCTATAACAGAAACGAACGAGACGACTTAAAAGCAATGCGTAAAAACTATAAAGTTGTAAACTACTCAGCTACCTATGGCGTAGGTGCAGCTAAGTTATCTCGTACTACTGGCATGAAGATACCACATGCTCAAGCACTGCTCGATGCTTATTGGAAACGTAACTGGTCAGTTAAGGCTTTTGCTGAGGCCCAAAAGATACGTAAGATCGACGGTGAGATGTGGGTACAAAATCCTGTCAGTGGTTTCTGGCATTCACTTCGTTATGAGAAGGACGTGTTCTCTACGCTTAACCAATCAACTGGTGCATACTGCTTTGACAAGTGGGTTGCGTACTACAGAACACGTAGGCCAAACATCATAGGTCAGTTTCATGACGAGTCTATCAACCTAGTAAAACAAGGGGAACAGAATGAACACAGCGATGTATTGAATTGGGCTATTGAAAAACTTAATCAAGAGCTTAAATTAAATGTTGACTTGGGTATTGATATTCAATATGGTCAACGCTATAGTGACGTACACTAACAATGGAGGGCCAAATGGCTACACGTAAAGTAAAACTAACTGGTATTGCCGAGTGGGCAAAAGTATTTCCACAGAACCGTGACATGGAAGGTTTTGATGGAGCCTATCGGGAATGCAATGGTGCTTGCACAATCGACGTTATCCTTGACGATGACAACCTAGCCACATTGAAGGCTTCACGTTCTATGAAGCGTGGTGTCCCTGATCAAGAGGGACGTGGTACTAAGGTGAAATTAGTACGTAAGTTTGACACTGGAAAGGATTGGGATAGTGGTGCACCTATTGTTAAAAAGTCTGATGGTACTAATTGGGACTATGATCTTGATGGCACCATTGGTAACGGATCTACTGTAGAGGTTCTCCTCTCAGTCTACGATACTAAAATGAAGAGTATTGTAGGTACACGTCTGGATGCGGTCACAGTACTTGACCATGTTCAGTACGTTCCAGATACTGTGGCAGATGATGCTTCGCCATCTGTTGCAGCTGAGAATAATAACAGCGAAGTGTTGTTTTAACCTCCTCCCAAAACAACTAGTGGCCCCCTTCGGGGGGCTACCTTTTAAGGAGATAACATGAAAAAGATTGATACATTAGTTGAAGACCTTGAGTCCGTGATCTATGGACAAGGCGGCTGGAACGGCACGATTGGTTCTATGCTAGGCAACAACATTGCGATGTCTGCCAACAAAAGATTTAGTAAGCCGCAAGAGCCTCGTGGGTATCTATCTCTTTCGTCTATTGGCACACCGTGTAAACGTAAGCTTTGGTATAAAGTGAACAAGCCTGGATTTGGTGAGCCACTCAGTGCTAACTTACTTCTTCGTTTCTTTTACGGAGACATGATCGAGGAACTTATCCTGTCTATGGTGATAGCCTCTGGTCACAGCATGAAGGGTTCTCAGGACAGACTAAACGTTCATGGCATACGTGGTCACCGTGACTGTGTGATTGACGGTATGACTGTTGATGTTAAGTCTTGTAGCCCATATGCTTTCAAGAAGTTTAAAGAAGGCACACTTCGTGAGAACGATGCCTTTGGTTACATCAGTCAGCTTAGTTCTTATGTCTATGCAGGTAAGGATGATCCGCTTGTTGTAGACAAGACGCATGGTGCATTTCTTGCGATTGATAAAGTCAGTGGTGAAATCTGTCTAGATGTGCATGACTTCACAGAGGATCTTAAAACCAAAGAAGAAGAGATGTTAGCAGCTAAAGAGTTAGTTGCAGGTGACATTCCTACTGACCGTATCCAACCTGTACCTGCAAGTAAGGCAAGTCCTAACACAAAGCTAGACAAGTCTTGTCAGTTCTGTGAATACAAGAAAGCTTGCTGGCCTAACCTACGTATGTTCAAGTACTCGTATGGTATTGAGTACCTTGTCCACGTAGAGAAGGAACCAAAGGTAGAAGAGGTGTTCGATGACACGGGCAGCTAAAGCAAAGGGACGTGGTGGACAAAATGAAATCAGGGACAAGCTATTAGAAACCTTTACTGAGTTCGAGCCTGATGACATAAAGTCTACAACTATGGGGGACACTGGAGAAGATATCCAGCTGTCCCCTGCAGCTAGAAAGAAGATACCTATTACCATTGAAGTAAAGCGTAGAAAGTCTGGAATGAAGATGGCCTACGATTATATTGAGCAAGCCAGTAAGCACGGTAAAGGAGAGCCAGTTGTGTTCTTTCGTGCAGATAGGAAAGACTGGATAACTATGATTAGCATAGATCATTACATGGAGTTGTTAAGGAAATGGAAGTAAAAATCTGGGGGGTTACCGAAGGTCCAATAGCTATTGAAGAAGTTTCAGAACTAGAACTTGAAATGGCACCTGATGGATCTAAGTATTTTATGGTATGTAGAACAGAGATAGATGGTGTAGTTGGTGAAGATAACTTTTGGTTCGAAGACTTTGATGATGCTTACGAATGGAAAAAGCATTTCATGAAGAGTATTGATCCGATTGTAATTGACATGGATGGCACTAGTGTGTATAACTAGGGGTCTTTCGAATGAGGTTTGAGCTATCTATAAAAATAAAAGTAGACCCCGAGGCTAATTTTCTTGAGACCTTTGGAGATAACTCTGATGTGTTGAAAGAACTTATCGAAGCTAGTCTGTATGACATAGACGATGTAATTGTGGAAGAATGTGAGGTAAAGAATGTTGAATGAATCCGATCTAGAAGCTTGGGAATATTACAATGAAGCTTTCAAAGAACGCATGACTATGGATCAGTACCAAAAGGCAGCAGCTAAGACTGCTATCTATAACAGTACGCATAGCATATTGTACCCTGCCCTTGGTCTAGCAGGTGAGGCAGGTGAAGTTGCAAACAAGGTTAAGAAGATGATTCGTGACAACAACTTTGATCGACAAGGTATTGCTGCAGAGATCGGTGACGTGCTGTGGTATCTAGCTGCACTGTCTCGTGATCTTAACATTGACTTGCATGACATCGCTTTTCAAAACCTAGAGAAACTTTACGGTCGTAAAGCACGAGGTACGCTTTCAGGTTCAGGAGATAAGAGATGAAGATTAGGCGTTTTTACTTTACAAAAGAAAGTGAATGGTCTCGAAATGTCCGTAGAGATGACAAGGATGGGCCTTGGTGTCGTTATGAAGATGTAGAGAAACTACTGGAACGCATCGAAGAACTAGAAAAACTCTATGGCTGTAAAGCACGAGGTACACTAAAAGGATCAGGAGATAAACGATAATGCCTAAACTATCTATCAATGAAAAAGACTATTACACCGACGACTTCAATGAAGATCAGATGAAGATGTATCAGGAGATTAACCTAGCTCGTGAAGAGATGGCTCGTATGGATTACTTGATGCGTGTTCTTGATGCACGTTGTAATCAGCTAGGTGGTATGATCATCCAAATCGCAGAGACACCTGCAGAAGATGAAGTAAAGAAACTCCCAGACCAAGAGGTAACTGATGGCGACTAATCAACTTCCAACTGACTATCAATCTTTTATTCACAAATCACGCTATGCGAAGTACTTCGATGGTAAGGGACGTGAGAACTGGGACGAAACAGTAGAGCGTTACATGGATAACGTTGTGCGTCCAGCGGCAGGTGACGACTCGTACATTAACCAGATTCGTGACGCTATCCTGAGTCTAGAGATCATGCCATCTATGAGAGCTATGATGACTGCTGGTCCTGCACTAGAACGTGACAACACAGCAGGGTACAACTGCTCGTATCTACCAGTAGATGACCCTAAGTCTTTTGACGAAGCCATGTTCATCCTCTTATGTGGTACAGGTGTAGGCTTCTCTGTTGAACGCCAGTACATTAGCAAACTACCTGAAGTACCAGAGCTGTTTGAGAGTGATACTGTAGTTGTCGTAAAAGATAGCAAGGAAGGTTGGGCTAAAGCTTTACGCCAAGTTCTAGCTCTTCTGTGGGCTGGCGAGATTCCTCAGTGGGATGTCTCAAAGGTTCGTCCTGCAGGTGCACGACTAAAGACATTCGGTGGTAGAGCATCAGGCCCAGCGCCTTTGGTTGAACTGTTTAACTTTGCTGTGTCTACATTCAAGGGAGCACAAGGTCGTAAGCTCTCAAGCATTGAGTGTCACGACCTGATGTGTTTCATCGGACAGATCGTTGTGGTTGGTGGTGTACGCCGTAGTGCTATGATCTCATTGTCTAATCTAAGTGATGATCGTATGCGTCACGCTAAGTCTGGTCAATGGTGGGAGACAGCAGCTCACCGTGCACTGGCTAACAACTCTGTATCTTATACAGAAAAGCCTGACATAGAAACATTCATGCGTGAGTGGACAGCTTTGGTTGAATCTAAATCAGGAGAACGAGGAGTATTCAATCGTGAAGCATCTAAGAAACAAGCTGCAAAATATGGTAGACGGGATAGTGATTACGACTTCGGTACAAATCCTTGCAGTGAGATCATCCTTCGCCCGTACCAGTTCTGCAATCTTACCGAGTGTGTCGTACGTGCTACAGATACTATTGAGGATCTGGAAAGAAAAGTCCGTCTGGCAACAATTTTGGGGACTATCCAATCCACATACACAAAGTTTCCATATCTGCGAAAGGTGTGGAGAGACAACACGGAAGCCGAACGACTGCTTGGTGTGTCACTCACGGGGATAATGGACAACCCATTACTGACTGCAAAGAACAAGGGACTCAATGAAACACTTGCTCATCTTCGCCAAGTGGCTGTTACTACTAATGCTGAGTGGGCTGATCGTCTTGGTATCCCTGTATCTGCTGCTATCACATGCGTTAAGCCAAGCGGCACTGTCTCTCAGCTTGTTGATTCAGCGTCTGGAATACATGCTCGCCATTCACGGTTTTACATTAGGACTGTACGAGGAGACAACAAAGATCCTCTTACTCAGTTCATGAAAGATCAAGGTATTCCTTACGAACCTTGTGTGTTCAAGGGTGATACCACTACAGTGTTTAGCTTTCCTCAGAGGTCACCTAATAAAGCTATAACTCGTAACGATATGACAGCTATCGAACAGTTAGAGATGTGGTTAGCTTACCAACGTAATTGGTGTGAGCATAAACCATCGGTGACTATCTCAGTTCGTGATTCTGAATGGTTAGATGTAGGTGCATTCGTGTACAAACACTTTGATGAGATGTCTGGTGTGTCCTTCTTACCACACTCTGATCATACTTATCAGCAAGCACCGTATCAGGATTGCACTGAACGTGAGTACAAAGAACTTTCCAAGTTAATGCCAGAACGTATTGACTGGTCTAAGCTTTCCGAGTATGAACAGGAAGACAACACTGTGGCAATGCAAACTATGGCTTGCTCTGGTGACTCATGCGAAATCGTAGACCTAACTTAGGGTCTGTGCCTTCACCCTGCGTAAAGGTCTGTCGAATAGAGGATGGATACTGCGCAGGGTGTTTACGAACCGTAGATGAGATACGTGACTGGATGATCATGTCTGACTACGAACAAAAGAAACTGTTGTACGAATTGAAATGGAGACAAGATGTACGTAATGATCACTCGTAACCAATGTAACTTTTGTGATCAAGCTAAGGCTTTATTGAAAGGAGCTAACCTACAATACACCGAATATAATATCCAATCTAAATCTAGTTCGTGGTTGCTTTACCTTTTAAAACGTTCTAGTATTACCACAGTACCTCAGATCTTTAGCCCTTTAGGCTCTCACATTGGTGGGTACACAGAATTAAAGGAGTACCTAGAACATGGGCAAACCAGTCAGAAAAGCGTTTAATAGAGCACTATATGAGGCATACGATTCACAAGCTAAAGATGCTTTGACAGAGTACCTCACTAAGAAGGGACATGTGTTAGTCAACACTGAAGAAAACTACCATGTAGATGTTGTCTCTCAAAAACATGGCTACACCTACTTCAATGAAGCTGAGGTAAAGGTAGCTTGGGATGGTGACTGGCCTACACACTGGAGAGAGATACGCATTCCAGAACGTAAGCAGCGACTACTTGATAAGTACCAAGGTGAGAATGGGGTTCTTAACTTCTACGTCTTTCGTAAAGACCTTAAGCAAGCTTGGCGTATCAGAGACTTCCTGCTAACCCAAGAGAGTCTTGGTGAAGCAAAGGGTAGGTACATCAGACCAGGTGAGTTGTTCTTTCACATTCCATATACAGAAGCGGAGCTGATTATACTATGACGGATAACGTAAATAAACCTCCTCACTACGGTCAAGGTGACATTGAATGTATTGATTACATCAAAGACATCTTGACAGACGAGGAACTTATCGGTTATTATCGAGGCAACGTTGCGAAGTACTTGCACCGTTGGCGTTACAAAAATGGTCTAGAGGATTTGAAGAAAGCAAGATGGTACCTAGAAGCACTTATACAGCATCAAAGCAAAAGATAAAACCTTTTAACGAAGGTTATCAATCCTTCCTTGAAGGTAACTTGGGTAATCCCTACCAAGTTAATACAAAAGATAACAGGGATTGGGAGATGGGTTTTAACAAAGCCTACTTCAAAAACAAGGAGCTAGTAGTTGAAAGAGAGCTTAGAGAAAGAAGCAAAAAAGTTTACTCAGCAAAAGCGTAAAGCTCCTACAACAAAAAGCCTGACTGCAAGAATCTACTTGGCGGGTCAGGCTTTAACTGGTTTGTTGGCAGGGGCAAGGCCGAGTAATGATATGCGGGAAATAAAACGGCAAGCGTATGATTGGGCAGATTATATGCTAGATGATGATATATAAAAAGAGGGGGCTTGATGCCCCCTTTTATTTTACCTACCGTATTGTTTAGCTCCAACCTCCGCAGGAACCTTGAGCAGTTCTATCTGCTCTACTGTAGAGAGATATTCTTTGAGGACATACAGTTCTCCTCTAGTCATATCCCCGATCTCACCATCAAAGTTTAGTTCTTCAATAGCTTCATCAAGCTTCTTGTTAGTGTATTTACCTGCTAATTCATACTGGAGGTCGATAGTATCAAGCGGTCCTGAGTACTGCAGATACAAGAAGTTCTTAGCTAATTCTTCAGCTTCAGGTAGTATTTCTTTTTTCCAATATAACCTCTGCCTATCAAGCGGCATGTTTCTAAATGCTTTGCTGTCCATTAAAGCAGAAGCTTTTGCTTCAATAACATCGAACAAAATACCATTATATTCGTTAGCAGCTTCAGGAGCTTTTGTTCTGACTTGTCTAGCAGCATTGATATCAAACTGCTCGTAGCCTAACATATTCATAACACGCTGGGTATCAGTAAGCCTGATAGACCTTACACCTAATGACTTTGTAGATGTAATATCAGCTTCTCCTGTTGCTGCTTGCTTAAGTGTTTCACCGACTGGTTCACCAGTAAACAATGGAATAATATTGTCAATATAACGAACAGAGTCATTGTAGAATTTGTTTCCTTGATAACGATCAATAGGTCTAGCTTGTTCACCTCTAGTAATACCAGCTAGTGTATTTACAGGTTCAACAAAACGTGTACCTGCAGAGATCACCTGTGAACCTATACCTCCCATAGATTTACCAAAGGCTCTCCACATTTCTTTCATATCACCCTGAAGCATATAGAAACCAATACCTGCAACATCTTGCTGAGTTTTATCTAGGTTTCTAAGGACACCTTCAAGTGTAAAGTCTCTAGCTACTTGAGCAATCAGTTCTGTGGGTGGTTCTTCTCCATCCATCCAGTAAGATGCAATTCTTGCAGCAGCTTTAAATGCTGAGATTGGGTAATCGTATTGACGTGTAACAACTTCACCACCAATAGATTCCTGATAGAGACCTAACCCTGCCTTACGGTTTTCACTCTCTTCCATTACTAATGTATAAGTAAGACCCCAAGATACTGTAGCTTTTGTAAAGAGTTCCCCATAACTTTTATTTGAGTATTTACCTAGAGCTTTACCTGCTATAGAAAAGCCAATGGATTGTAATCCAAAGTCTACTGTGTTGTTGAAGAATCGACCAAATGGAATAAGCAGACCAACACCAGGGATGTTTCTAGCATCCTCGATAACTGCGGCAACTTCACCAACAAGTCCTGGTCCTTTGTAAGATTTACTAAAGATAGATTCTAAAGTTTTATCTACAGCCTTGGCCTCTATCTCAGCATACTCTTTCGTAGCCATAAACTTTGCAGCATCTTCCCAGTTGTAAAATTCAGACCAACCTTTACCAGTTACTAGTCTAAGTTCTTTATCCATCTGAAAGATAAACTCTTGAGACTTTGTAAAACTGTCCTGTGCCTTAACGAAAGATAGTGTTTGAATAAAGTCTACTGCATCATCTGTAGCCACACCTAGAAGTTTTTGATTAGGGGTAAACTTACCATCTGTTACAAGTTTAGTAACGTTATCAATACCCCCAGGTAATGTAGTTGCTAGTGTTTGCAATGCTTCTGTGTTACGTGTAAGTGCAGATTCAAATGCAGCATGAGTCATATCAGGATCAAGTAACAGTCTCATACGAAATGCATTAGACTCAAAAAGTGCTCTAGCAATTCTATAAGACTTTTCTCCAGCTTTCTCCATACCAATAGCTTTTGCTAGTGTACCTCTTCCTGCATGTAAGGTCATTAGTGCCATGTCAGATACAGCGTTGATACCCGCATTAGCACCCCAACCAATCATGTTAAGTGCACTGGTTGATGGGTTAGATACAAGTAACCTGATCAATCTGTTTTGGTTGTTACGAATAAAGTCTGGTAACTTGTCTGAAAGACTGGAGGCAAAAGGGTCTTTAGGTTTATTTAAAAGTCCTAAGTCCAGTGCTTCGTTAATCATTTGTGCAATCTCAAAGTCTTTAGCAGAAAGATCGTTAAGTTTCGAACCTTGTGATGCAGCATTAAGTACTCTAGCAGCACCATTCATTTTAGCTGCAAAAGTGTTTGCAAAATCTTCAACAGTTAAAGTCTTAGCTTGTTTTAGCTTATTACCCGTAGACTTTTCAAAGGCTTTGATAAACTGCTTAATCTCTGCTGGGTCTGACTGCTTGATTAGGTCAGCTATCCAGTTACTATACAGATCCCCATCACCACGTTTAGTATATCTTAACCCACGTTCTTGGGCAATCTGGGCCATACCCTTTAGTACAACATTACCTTCATCATCAACGTGACCTAGCAACAGATCGACAAAGAAGTCAGTGTCTAGGTCTTTAAGTTCTACACCACCTTTAACTTTGTTCTTCCAACTACCAGTCTTTGGTACTAGGGCATTTGTATACTCTTCAATAGACTTAGCAAGGTCAATCAACACACCCTCAGCACTTGGTTCTTTTACAGTAACAGAGGGTGCAGCTACATCAGAGCTACCACGAAGTACAACTTTACCTGCTTGAACTGCACCAATGGCAGTAGCACCTAGAGCTGCAATACCCATAGCAAACTTATCGTAGTCGTCACGTACACCCAGCTCGATTAGTCCGTCTTGATACAGGTACTCCATACCAACACTCACAGCAGCTTCGATGCTTGTAACTGTAGCAATCTCAGCAAGAGCACCTTTTTGTGCTAGACGCTTGAGACCCTTAGATGATAGTAGTTGAGCTGAGTAGTTCTTAATCTGATTGCTTGTAACTTTACCAGCCTCGTCTACAGCTTTGATAAAAACCCTCTTACCAGTTTTAGAAACTTCTTTTGCACTGGCACCTGCTGCTTGCTTCTTAGCCATCTCACGTAGTGCTACTTTCTTAGCACCCTGAGTTCCTACACGAACGGCACCACCACCAATAAACTTACCTATAAGTCCACCTGCTAAGTTGATTGGGTCTAGTAGTGCTGTACGAACATAGTCACCAGTACCTCTAACCTTTTCACCTAGTGTAGTCTCTTTTGAGTATAGCCCTGCCATGTTCTCAAAGAGAGCTGCAGCAGCGGCTGCATTAGCAGTCTTATCCTGATCGTCTTTAATGTCGTTAAGGTAGTCCATCTCAGATAAACCACGTACCGTGTTACCTGCAGATACACCACGACGATTGTCTAGGAAATCATCTACAATCTTTTCACGACTAAGACCCTCTACAGACTGAAGCCCATAGCGGTCGAGCATATAGTTGTTGATGATGTTAAACATACGATCATCTTCAACCATCTCATTTTCTGTATAAGTTCCTGGCTCAGGTAGTCCAGGTTGTTGCACATCAAATTGATCGAAGAAGTTACCAGATGGTTCTTCTTGTGAATCAAATTGATCAAAAAAGTTAGCCATTATTTAAGTACCTATCTGCAGATCCTGGTCCAAACTTAGCTTCAAATTCAGCTTTTCTTTCTGGATTATTTCTCAAGCTTTCAATATGTCTTTCTGTAGGTATTGGGTATACTGTTTCGTTCTGTGGTACTGAAGTTACAAGATAGGGTTTGATTAGGAAGTTGTTAGACAGACCACGATAAGCTGATGGGTTTTCTTGTTCAAGACTTGTGATGAACTCAGCATCAATAAACGTAGAGAGTAGGTAATCTCTAGCATCAGCTACTGTCCCTGGATCACGGGAACTTAAATTGTTTAAAGCATTTTGTGTTTGAGTTCTGTTAGGATCATTCTTTAAACCTGCACGAGCAGTTCTAATCACGTTTTGTAACACACCCTCAAACTGCTTCTCTCTTGCAGTGAAATCAGTTTTTGCGATTGCTCCTGGTCTTACATCAACAAGCACAGTACGACCACCTTTAGTAGTCATGCTGTTAATTTTTTTAGCTAGTTTATAATACTCTTCTTTGTTGCTAAGATCAACAACATCAAACTCTTTAAACAGGTCAATCTTATCGTCCACTGACGTAGGTGCCTTGACAATGTCGATCATTGTGCGTAAGTCTTGAAGGTTGATTACCCTATCGTAATCAGTAGCTTGCTCATTAATAAACTCAAGAACTTCTTGTGCTGCAAACGGATCTGAAACAATGTTGTTTAGATAGTTTAAAGTTTCTTCATCTTGAATGCCTGAACCATCAATACGTTCCTGTAGTTTTAATGCAGCTTCAGCAGCACTTTGTTTTTTATCTGTGCCTGTAGATGTACTGCCACCCTTCTTGATATACAAATCAAGTAAGGCATCCTCACGAGAAGCAATAAGATCTTCTTGTCGTTTTCTTTCTTCATCTACAGTTTTTAAGTAGTCTAATGCACCTATTGCACTGAATGCCATGATTATGCCCTCGCCATTAGGCCAGTCTTAACTGGCTCTTCTTCTTCGACTTCAGGTTCCATCTTAGGCTCTTCAGTCATCTCTTTCATAGTAGTTGGGATAGCTTCGCCTTCTTGCTCACTAAGCTTTTTCATAAGTTCTCTAGCACGTTCAACATCACGTTTGTACGACAATGCTTTCTCTTCTTCTTCAGTTTCCCAACCTTCTTTGTATTCAATACCCTCTGCATCAGCAAACCCTTTGATATACTCATGTATAACTGGTGCAATAATCAGGCTTACATCAATGCTATGTATACCTTCCATAACAGCACCACGTAAAATACCTTGTACCATTGTCACTAAGTCTACACCAAACTCAAGAAAGTATAGTACATCTTCCATAGCACCTGGTTTAAGAAGGTTTTCAATATGTGCATCAAGAGCCTCAACAGGGTCTGTTATTTCTGGAGGTCTTTCATATGGAGCATTCTTTGGCTCTGTTGTAAGTGACTGCCCTGGAATGGGTCTTTCAAATGTCAGCATTAGTAATTCTCCAGCATTTTTTCATATAAATTTACGTAAGGCATTACTTGTTGCCTAGACTTTTTAAGTCCACCACTGTCTAACCCTGGTCCATCATGATGTAGTGCGTAAACATAGTCTTCACTATAACCTTTTTTACGTGCCATCTCAATATTATCTGCAGTATGATCTACTACAGCTTGAACTTGCATACTTACATCCCAACGATTTTCATCAGTAAGCCCATACTTACTACCAGTTTCATTAATAAACTGACCAAGACCAGATGCACTAGAAGTTTTTGCAGCTGCATCTGGATTAAAACCAGATTCAAATCTCACGGTTGCAAGGGTTAAAGCTATTTCCCTGTTAGACATACCTTCCTGACGACCAGTTGAAATAATCATTTTCATGATTTCTTCTTGTTGCTCTTTAGAGATATCTCCAGCTTTTCTTGAATTACCTTTAAAGGGTCTATCAACAATCTCAAAGTTAAAGTAAGATTGTGGTGCAGGTTGACCTTCTTGTACGCCTTGTTTACCGTAAAGTTTTTCAGTCAAAGAAAGTTTTTTAGTTGTTTCCCCAGTTACAGGATCAACCTCACCACCAAGACTTTCTGCTGCCTCAGCTTTTGCTTTATTCTCTTCTCTAGCTTTTTTATTCTGTTCGTCTATATCCGAGAAGTAACTTAGCATCTGCTCTGAGAGACTTTCAGTATTTA